GCGATATAATTATATGCATTCTACAGCAGGTGGCGGAATGGTTGGCGGTGTAAGCTGGACATAAGAGGTTAAAGTCCTAAAATAGTTCTGCTTAAGTTTGTATAAATAGTTGTATGGCAGAATTATTTGGATATGAGTTTAAGAAGAAAGAGGCGGCAAAGGCGAAATCCTTTGTCGCCCCTTCTGACGAAGAGGGCACACTGGATATTGCTGGTGGTGCCGGGTTCTTTAGTCAATATGTAAACCTTGATAAGGTTGCAAAAAATGACTGGGATCTGATTCGTAAATATCGCACAACATCGGAAGCTCCGGAGTGCGATCAAGCAATAGAAGATATTATCAACGAGGCCATCACGGCCGATGAAACAGACATTTCTGTAAAGCTAGACCTTGATCTAGTACCAATGTCTGAATCTATCAAGAAAAAAATGATTGTAGAATTCACTGAGATTCTACGTCTTTTAGATTGGAAATATAAAGGACATGATATATTTCGTCGTTGGTATGTTGACGGACGTATTTTCTATCACAAACTAGTTGATCAAAAACAAGCTAGGAAGGGTATTGCTGAAGTTCGCTATATTGATCCCAAATTTATTAAGAAAGTTCGCATTATAGAAAAGGGAAAAGAAGCTAATAAAGAAAATAATAATGAGATAGATTTAGTACAAAAGACACAAGAATTTTACATCTTTAATGATGCTGGTGTTTATCCAGGCATGACAAGCTTCACTGGTCCTAGTCTTAAAAACTCACAAGGATTAAAAATTTCACCAGACGCTATTGCTTATATAACATCAGGAATTTATAACCCAACAACTAAACAGGTTTATGGTTTCCTTCAAAAGGCTATCAAACCTACCAACCAACTCCGTATGATGGAAGATGCGTTGGTTATCTATCGTATCAGTAGAGCACCAGAACGAAGAATCTTTTATATTGATGTGGGTAATCTACCCAAACCTAAAGCAGAAGCTTATCTCAAAGATGTGATGAGTCGCTATCGTAATAAGGTTGTGTATGATGGTTCTACAGGTGAAGTCAAAGATGACCGAAATCAAATGTCAATGTTGGAAGATTTCTGGTTGCCACGTAGAGAAGGTGGTAGAGGTACAGAGATTACAACATTGCCTGGTGGTCAAAATCTAGGTGAGATGCAAGATGTAACTTACTTCCAAGAAAAACTTTACAAGTCGCTGAACATTCCAGCTTCACGTTTGATGACAGACTCTGGTTTTAATATGGGGCGATCATCCGAAATTACACGGGATGAGATTAAGTTTACAAAATTTATTCAACGTCTGCGAAAAAGATTTTCTGGTCTTTTTGCTGATCTTTTAAAAACTCAATTAATATTGAAGGGTATTCTTACTATAGAAGACTGGGAAGACGTTAGAGAGTCTATTATATACGATTTTAATGACGATAATCACTTCTTTGAAATGAAAGAAAGTGAGTTATTGAAAGATAGAGTAGAACAATTAGCTGGTGTCTCTGATTATATTGGTACATATTTTTCAATAGAATGGATACGAAAGAACGTATTGCAACAGACCAAATTGGAAATGGAAGCTATTGATCGACAGATTGATGATGAAAGAAAAGATGGTAAGATTGATCCTATTGCCGGTAGAGATATGGGTGGTCCTGAAGGTGGATTTGGTGATCCTTCTAGAGGTGTCGAACAAGAACCTGCATATGCTGACAATCAAGACGATCAGGACGATCAAGAACCAGAAGATGCTGATGATGAAGATGAGTTGGAAAACAAAAACTTATAAATATAAGAAAATGAGGAATTAATATTATGACTAATAGTACAACAGCAGTAAGAGATGTAGTAGATGCTGTTACATCGGGTGATTTAAATGCCGCTAATGCGGCATTCAATACAGTCTTACAGCAGAAAAGAGAAGATGCTTGGATTAATACCAAACATGAATTTGCACGAACTGCTTTTGATGCTTCACCACCTGAGGCTACCGCAGGCATTGATACCGGAATCACAGGAGACCCGGCAGAAGTTCCTTCAGAGGAAGAATAAATGAAACTTATATCCGAACACGTTGACCATATTGACTACATAGTTGAAGCTGAAGAAGGTGGTAAGAAGAACTATCGTATCAAAGGTGTGTTCATGCAGTCAGAAATAAAGAACCGCAATGGACGAATGTATCCGCACCACGTTTTAGAAAAAGAAGTAAGACGATATAACAAAGAATATGTTAATCAAAAACGTGCATTTGGTGAACTGGGACATCCAGATGGCCCTACCGTAAATTTAGAACGTGTATCACATATGATTACAAAGTTGCATCCCGATGGTAAGAATTTTATTGGTGAAGCAAAGATCATGGATACTCCCTATGGTAAAATTGTAAAGAATCTTATAGACGAAGGTGCTAAGCTTGGAGTTTCGTCCCGAGGTATGGGTTCATTAGAACCTAGAGGAAAAATGCAGGTTGTCAAGGATGATTTTTATCTTGCAACTGCGGCCGATATTGTTGCAGATCCTTCTGCACCTAATGCTTTCGTAGAGGGTATTATGGAAGGTAAAGAGTGGATATGGGATAATGGCATAATTAAAGAGATGGATATAGAAGAATATAAGAACCAGTTAGATAAAAACTATAAATTTGCGCAGGCGAGAGAAGAAAAGAACGCTGAGATATTTGCAGATTTTATGTCTAAAATCTAAATATTATAAATAACTTATATACTTTATAAATAACAAGGGAGTTATCCAAAGATGACAGATATCAACGCAGAACTAGAGGCCATTGCTGATGAAGTATTTACAGACGATGCGCAGCTAGATGAAGTGGCCGCAGATGCCCCGATGAAAGGTGCCTCAGCCCCTATGCCTTCCGAAAGGCTACCGGGTGAAGTGCAAGACATGGGTCCTGCTGTTGTTTCTCCTGACGCTAAAACTGATCCTGGTGTTGCTGCAGAGAAGAAAGCTAAAAAGGCCAAGAAACCTGGCCGTGATGGTAAAGGCCTTCCCTCCGCTGCCTCTCCGAAAGCTCAAGGTGACGGTAATGGACCTATGAAGTCGAATGAAGAAGTTGAAGAAGATGAGACTTTAGAGGCTATTGCCGAAGTGCCTGAGACTACGGAAGAATCAACTACGGTGGAAGATGAGACAATAGAAGAGCGAGTTTCTGCTATGGATCTCTCGGATGATGTGAATGCCCTGACTGAAGGTGGTGAACTTTCAGAGGAGTTTAAGAAGAAGGCTGCTACAATTTTTGAAGCAGCTGTTCGTGCGAAGCTTCGTTCAGAGTTAGAACATTTAGACGAGACATACACAGCAAAGTTCGATTCTGAAATTGAAGAAGCAAAGAATGATATGGCTGAGAAAGTCGATGACTATCTCAACTATGTTATAGAAGAATGGATGATGAAAAATGAAGTTCCCGTTGCTCATAGAATGAAAGCGGAAATTGCAGAAGGATTCATCACAGGTCTTAAAACTTTATTTGAAGATCACAATATTGCTGTTCCTGATGAGCAGTTTGACATGCTTGATGCCGCAGCCGAAAAGGTTGACGAGCTTGAGAGTAAGTTGAACGAAGCATTAGAGACTAATATTGGACTTTCTAAAAATAATGATGAACTGAAAAGACATGAAATTCTTTTAGACGTGGCTTCGGATCTCGCAGATACCGAAGTAGAGAAGTTTGCAGGTCTTGCAGAAAATATTAACTATGAGAACGAGGCTGATTTTCGTGAGAAAGTCGAAACGATCAAAGAGTCATATTTTCCAAAAGCTCAAACAAGTAACAATGATGACACAGCAGCACCTGTAAATGAGGGTGGCACACCGACTCTAGAAGAAGGTGACGTTCCCCAAACGATGGCTGCTTATATGTCTGCTATTTCACGGAATCATATCCGCGAAATGCAAGGCTAAATAAGTTTACACAACAAAAATAGGGAGAAAATAAAAATGTTTCAAACGGAACACCTACAGGAAAAGTGGGCGCCAGTATTGGCTCATCCAGACCTCCCCGAGATTAAAGATAGCTATCGTCGGGCAGTCACCACAGTAATCCTGGAAAACCAAGAGCGTGCAATGAGGGAAGATAGTGCATTTCTTTCAGAGACTGCTCCTACAAACCACACAGGCACAAATGTTCAAAATTGGGATCCAATCCTAATTTCACTAGTGCGTCGTGCGATGCCTTCACTAATTGCTTATGATATCTGCGGCGTACAGCCAATGACCGGTCCTACTGGACTTATCTTTGCGATGAAAGCTCGTTACACTTCACAAACAGGCGTAGAAGCTTTATTTAATGAAGCCAAAACCGAATTTGCTGGTGCTGGAACGATGGTGGGTTCTAACGTACTCAAGAACTTGAGTGCTGCTAACTTCCAGACAGGTACTGGCATGGCAACATCGGCTGCTGAAGCACTTGGCGATTCCGCTGGTAATGCTTTTGCTGAGATGGCATTTAGTATTGAGAAAGCAACCGTGACTGCAAAGTCCCGTGCGCTGAAAGCTGAATACACGATGGAACTTGCTCAAGACTTGAAAGCCATTCATGGTCTAGACGCAGAAACAGAACTTGCGAACATCCTAAGTTCTGAAATTCTTGCTGAAATCAACCGTGAAGTGGTCCGTACTATTTACAAGAATGCCGTGATGGGTGCTGCTACAAACACCACCACTGCTGGTATTTTTGATCTTAATACTGACTCCAATGGTCGCTGGTCTGTTGAGAAGTTCAAAGGTCTTATGTTTGCCATCGAACGTGATGCGAACATGATCGCTCGTGATACTCGCCGTGGTAAAGGTAATATTCTCCTTTGCTCTGCTGACGTTGCGTCCGCTCTGACAATGGCTGGTCTGTTGGATTATGGTTCAAACCTGTCTGACAACCTCAATGTTGACTCCACAGGCAACACATTCGCTGGTGTATTGAATGGTCGCTTTAAAGTCTATGTTGATCCTTACATGAATATGGCCGTTCCTTATCCGACTGCTGGTACACCAGCTGGTGCAAACGCCAGTCAGTACTACTTGGTTGGTTATAAAGGCACATCGCCTTATGATGCAGGTCTTTTCTATTGCCCATACGTTCCGTTGCAGATGGTTCGTGCGGTAGGCGAGAATTCCTTCCAGCCGAAGATTGGTTTCAAGACACGATATGGACTGCAAGTTAATCCGTTCGCTCAACTGAGTGGTGCTACTGATGGTTCTGGTGCTGTGAACAACAATGTTTACTATCGCCGTGTTCAGATTGATAATCTGATGTAATAAAAACGACACACTTATTATAATAATAAAGTGTTATTTCAAAGACCTTCCTTCGGGGAGGTCTTTTTTTTTATGTGCTTAGATTATTATAAATAGTTATATTAAAGAGAAGTAATTGTAACAATGATGGGGTCCCGCTTCCGCCCCGAGGAGAAAACAAATGGCAATAGTCAACACAATTTTGAGAGATACGGACTGGCAGGCAATCATCGTATCTAATATTACAG